TCAGGAGCATTTCTGATTAACGCCACCGTTAAGAATCCACCCTTCAACAGCTTCACGAAGGTATGATTTGGGGTGGGTTCTGACTGGCTTCGGAAATCCGTGTCGTTTGGTATAGTTCCAGATTGTCTGACGTGATGAAACACCGAGCTTGTTCATCACTTCTTTCTCAGGAATCAGGCTGGTATCGGTCATCTTAATTCTCCAGGCAAAAAGAAACCGCCATCAGGCGGCTTGGTGTTCTTTCAGTTCTTCAATTCGAATATCGGTTATGTCTTATTCGATGCGTACTCCTGGTATTTCGCCTTTTGATATTGCTAAGTCATAAATTTGCGCAGCACTATACCCATCTCGCATCCATGAATCTAAGGCGCGAATAGCCTCGCTACGCTTTTTATCTTCTCTCTCATTTTTGATATCAACGAGGACATCAACGCAATTAAGGCAAATGTGGATTTTGTCATTACATTCGATCATGGCGGCTTTACCATGATTTCCGCCACACAGTGAGCATAAATCTTCAGGGTCTGGCTGGTATTTCTGTAACGTTAGATGGTTGAATGTTGAACAGACCATAATCATCTCCATAAAACAAAACTCGCCGTAGCGAGTTCAGATAAAAGAAATCCCCGCAAATGCGAGGGTTGTTATTCATTGCCGATATTCACATTTATCGCGAACACCTTTACCGGTTTATCGCCGAAGTGGGGATGTGTGATTGTCTTGATTTCATATCCGTCATACGGGACGTCTATTCTGCGGCTGGAGTCGTCGCGCTTCGGATATTGTCACGAACGGTGCAATAGTGATCCACACCCAACGCCTGAAATCAGATCCAGGGGGTAATCTGCTCTCCTGATTCAGGAGAGTTTATGGTCACTTTTGAGACAGTTATGGAAATTAAAATCCTGCACAAGCAGGGAATGAGTAGCCGGGCGATTGCCAGAGAACTGGGGATCTCCCGCAATACCGTTAAACGTTATTTGCAGGCAAAATCTGAGCCGCCAAAATATACGCCGCGACCTGCTGTTGCTTCACTCCTGGATGAATACCGGGATTATATTCGTCAACGCATCGCCGATGCTCATCCTTACAAAATCCCGGCAACGGTAATCGCTCGCGAGATCAGAGACCAGGGATATCGTGGCGGAATGACCATTCTCAGGGCATTCATTCGTTCTCTCTCGGTTCCTCAGGAGCAGGAGCCTGCCGTTCGGTTCGAAACTGAACCCGGACGACAGATGCAGGTTGACTGGGGCACTATGCGTAATGGCCGCTCACCGCTTCACGTGTTCGTTGCTGTTCTCGGATACAGCCGAATGCTGTACATCGAATTCACTGACAATATGCGTTATGACACGCTGGAGACCTGCCATCGTAATGCGTTCCGCTTCTTTGGTGGTGTGCCGCGCGAAGTGTTGTATGACAATATGAAAACTGTGGTTCTGCAACGTGACGCATATCAGACCGGTCAGCACCGGTTCCATCCTTCGCTGTGGCAGTTCGGCAAGGAGATGGGCTTCTCTCCCCGACTGTGTCGCCCCTTCAGGGCACAGACTAAAGGTAAGGTGGAACGGATGGTGCAGTACACCCGTAACAGTTTTTACATCCCACTAATGACTCGCCTGCGCCCGATGGGGATCACTGTCGATGTTGAAACAGCCAACCGCCACGGTCTGCGCTGGCTGCACGATGTCGCTAACCAACGAAAGCATGAAACAATCCAGGCACGTCCCTGCGATCGATGGCTCGAAGAGCAGCAGTCCATGCTGGCACTGCCTCCGGAGAAAAAAGAGTATGACGTGCATCTTGATGAAAATCTGGTGAACTTCGACAAACACCCCCTGCATCATCCACTCTCCATCTACGACTCATTCTGCAGAGGAGTGGCGTGATGATGGAACTGCAACATCAACGACTGATGGCGCTCGCCGGGCAGTTGCAACTGGAAAGCCTTATAAGCGCAGCGCCTGCGCTGTCACAACAGGCAGTAGACCAGGAATGGAGTTATATGGACTTCCTGGAGCATCTGCTTCATGAAGAAAAACTGGCACGTCATCAACGTAAACAGGCGATGTATACCCGAATGGCAGCCTTCCCGGCGGTGAAAACGTTCGAAGAGTATGACTTCACATTCGCCACCGGAGCACCGCAGAAGCAACTCCAGTCGTTACGCTCACTCAGCTTCATAGAACGTAATGAAAATATCGTGTTACTGGGGCCATCAGGTGTGGGGAAAACCCATCTGGCAATAGCGATGGGCTATGAAGCAGTCCGTGCAGGTATCAAAGTTCGCTTCACAACAGCAGCAGATCTGTTACTTCAGTTATCTACGGCACAACGTCAGGGCCGTTATAAAACGACGCTTCAGCGTGGAGTAATGGCCCCCCGCCTGCTCATCATTGATGAAATAGGCTATCTGCCGTTCAGTCAGGAAGAAGCAAAGCTGTTCTTCCAGGTCATCGCTAAACGTTACGAAAAGAGCGCAATGATCCTGACATCCAATCTGCCGTTCGGGCAGTGGGATCAAACGTTCGCCGGTGATGCAGCACTGACCTCAGCGATGCTGGACCGTATCTTACACCACTCACATGTCGTTCAAATCAAAGGAGAAAGCTATCGACTCAGACAGAAACGAAAGGCCGGGGTTATAGCAGAAGCTAATCCTGAGTAAAACGGTGGATCAATATTGGGCCGTTGGTGGAGATATAAGTGGATCACTTTTCATCCGTCGTTGACAGGATATCCCTTTGTGATAATCAGGCGGTCATACTCCCGGAACATAATTCGCTTATTCCAGTAGTCATTACACAGGCGATACTCTTCTGTTTTCTCTCCGCGAATCATGGCATCGAAGTATTCACCTTTGACGGCAAGTTGCAGGTTAGCCACGGTTAACCTCCTGTGGTGCTGCCTCAAGAGCAGCCCTGTAACCAGCAGCATGACCGCGAAAGTTAGCAATCTCTGATAGCCACGCTTTAATCATGGCCTGAGTTGGTTCCTTCGGCACCATAACCCAACCATCCGGAGTTACCGGAGAGTTGCCCGATAGCGCATTACGCAATCGCTCCAGCTTCACGTATTCCTGAACCCTGTTTCCGTCGCATGCCTGAAGCCATTGCGCAGCCTTTTGCGCATCAGTGTGAAAGGCACAAGTGCGACCGTCATCAAATTGCATTTCGTAGAGGTCAGCAACTTGTTCAAACTGCGTGTGTTGTGACTTGTAAGTTTGGCTTACAGGTTCGGCACCATGAAGCATGGCGGCGCGGCAGGCGTTCCAGCCTCTCACCTCTGCAATAGCGGCAACAGCATCGACCGCGTACATGCTAAGAGGGTTAGGCATTGGTTTTTCTTCAGGTACTACTGGCACTGGAGGGGCGGCGTATACTTCAATTGTCCCATTATCAATAGGCCATTCTCCATCCTTGAGGTAGTCACTTGTGCCGTCAACTTGCTGTTCTGCAATGTGGAAGCACCTATTGGTTTTGCTTCCAACGATGCCAGCGCAATCCGTGCCAGCTCACGCACAACTTCCGGCGGCGCGTAACGGTCATTCAGGTCATCCCACAGGCGTAGCATGTTATCGCTACCAGGGTGAACATCCTCGTTAGTTCCGGCAAGCGCACTAATAACCTCATCGGCTGCCTCAATAATTTTCAGAGCTTGTTCTCTGGTAATAGTGGTCATTTGTTAATCCTCAAAACTTTATGCCCAGGCGCAAAAGCACGTGTTTTGTCTTTGCTTATTCGCCAGCCATCCTTACGCGCCTCTTTTGCACAACCAGCCCATGACGTGCCGATATACTCTCCGAAGTCTGGCACTGGATATACACCTTCCGTACACTGGCGGCAGTCACAATAGAGATGCATGGTGTAACTTGCGGCAATAGCCATATCACTCTCCTTTAGTACGCAAGTGGTTTTTCCAGCGGTTTTGCGCCGCGCTGGGCTTTTTGCAAAAACCACAATCCATCATCCCGTAATGTTTCATTAACCCCACCCGTCGGTTGCTGAGTCTCACCCACTGCCAGACGCCAGGAGCGTTTCTACGAACTAACAGAATCTTTGCTTTACGGTTTTTCATCGTTTTGCTCTCCTGCGTTTCTTTGCTGCTCGTCGTGCCGATGCAATACCGGTATGGCGGCGCTTTGGTGCCGGGATGATGTTGTCAGCCATCAGGACATGCGGCTTTGCAATTAGCGCAGAAGCCCAAAAACGAGTCGGGTACGGTAACAAGCCGATACATGCCACACGCATTACTCACCTCCTTTGATGCGAATGCCTGTTGCAATGCTGTTTATGATGCTGTCAGTGCATGGGGTAGAAAGCTGGGCATCTCCAGCAATTTTCATGACCTCAACATCTGCATATCGAATACCGAGGTGTATCAGACCGGCTATGCCTGACTTAAGCCGAGCATTTTCCATAAATAGAACTTTTGCCCGCTGTTTTTCTGCTTCAAGCTCAACGCGCAGCTTCCCTACCGTTAGCGCAATATCCTCGTTCTCCTGGTCGCGGCGTTTGATGTATTGCTGGTTTCTTTCCCGTTCATCCAGCAGTGCCAAAGCAACCTTTGGATTAAAGGCAGCAATAAATTCAGCATTGGCCTGCTGTTCCATCTGGAAATCTTCATCGAAACCGCTTTCAGGATGCGCTCCTTCAATTCTGCAAATGGGAAGATATCCAACAACTTCACGATGAATTAGCGCATCACCAGCATCAAATCTCTCCTCTCCATATTCGAGCGACCACTCACCACACGTTGCTTTTTCTGCCTTGGCACGCAGTGCCTGATAGTCAATCTTGTTCATGTCACATCACCCTGAATCCGTTGCATTTACGTAAGAAATCGCAGATATAGCCCTTCATTTTTTCATGCCAATCTCGATCATTCCCATTGCACCAACCATCAGGTGGAGTCCAGTTTTCTATCAGAGCAGCAATTTTCTTTGCTTTCGCCGGAGTAGCTGTTGCGGTATCGCAGTAATGACGAGTGTCAACCAACGTATCCATACCATCGATATCAAGTACGCAAAACCATGTGTGATTCGGCATTTCAACAGATGGTATTTGTTGCCCACGTCGACGTTTATCAATAAGACATACACTCACTGCTTGCCTCCTTTACGCAACATCGCATTCAGATATTTGTTTTGATTCACTGACGGAAAAGAATTTCTCTTAAGCAATTCCTCTCTCGATGGCATTGTCTTTACGCGTTGGCGAATAATCATTTCTGCCGGAAGAATGCCGGGATTGTATGCAAGTCCTCTCATGGTAAATTCCTCAGTCATTACTGATAGCGCCATAGCGTGAGCGGTAATTACGCAGGCGCGGGTCAATTTCAGGGAAGTGGGTATATGTGGCTTTGCGGAATGGTCGGATTGATGTCTGGTAAATTCGCTCGCGCTCTTCTTTCTCTGCAAGCCATATACAGTGGCGAAATTCCTTTTCCTCTTTCGTTTCCTGCGGTAGCGACATTATCCGGGCGTAGTTTTTTCTGAATTTATCCAGCACCTCCGATACGGAATTGCCGGAACAGCGGCGCGGGTCATCCGCACCATACAGAGGCGCTGGCATAATTAAATCCTTATTTTTCTAAATCAGAATGGGATGGAATCGTCGTATACAGGGGTGTTCTGCTGGTTACTACTTTGCTGCTGCGGGCCATTTCCTGAAGCTGCAAATCCAATCTTTGCATTCAGTAATTCAAGAGTGATTGATTGACCATTTTGCCCCTGATAAACATCAACCCTGATGTTTTCTCCGGTAATTTCTACAATGCCACCTTCAACAAGAACACTACGGTAGTAATCCGCTTGCGCTCCCGGCTTGGCAAATACAACGGCGTTGTAGTTTGTCCATTCTTTCTTTTTTGTCTGGCGATCGTAATACTGAACGCCAGCACGGATGTTGAATCCGATATTTTCCCCGGCCTGAAACTCTCTTGCGGGCTTGTTTAGTCTTACAGTAATCGAATGTGCCATTAAGCAGCCGCTCCTTCTAATTCGTCTCGTCTGATGTTGTAAACGTCCTGCGCTTTGTGCTGCTCCGGTGTGCCTTCGAGCATCTTCCACGCTTTGGCGAACGCCTGTTTAAGCTCTTCTACGGTGTTTTTCTGCAATGCTGCGTCAGTGAATGCTTTTAGAACCTGTTCAGGTGTAGGTGATGGTTTTGATTGCTTTGCTGCTGCGTTCTGCTGATGTTTATGCTCGTCTGTATCTGCATCTTTCGCATCATCAATGCCGAACAAACCATTGAGGCAATACTTGCGTGCATAAGAGCTTGTAGCTCCCGTAACTTGTGCAGAATCCATTCCTTTCTTGCTTTCTTCCTCTCGTGCAAGAGCGGTTGCCGTATGACTGTTTTCGCCATCGGTAATAGTTGCCGTGGCTTTCACGTAATACCGATTACCAATCAACACAACTTCATCGCTGATTGATAAAAACAGACCATTCAGTAACGGCTTAACGCCTTCAAGAATGTCTTCGCAGCTTCTGTATTTATATTTACCGAATGAGTTGTACTGATTCTTGGGCGCGTTCAGATTTTCCTGAATAGCTGCCAGTCTTGCGTAAAATTCTTTGCTCATATGATTGTTCTCAGAATGGACATGGCCCAAGGAAATAACGCTGATTTAATACTTCAGTCTTTGCCGCATTTAAAAATACGCGAACACCTTCACGATCTCCCTTCTGGCGATACATTAACGCCTGCTGCGTGTACATGCGTCTCTGTAACTTGCTCTCCTTCACGGTGGTTGCAAGTGACATGAATATCTCCTTCGTTACCGATTAATTCTTTCATCTGACGAATGAATTCTTCGTCTGACCAGTTATCTGTAAAACTCATGGGCGGCCTTGTTGTTTCAAAATATCCCAAAGCTTTTCGAGCAAGCTTTTCATTCTTGGTTGTTTAAAGTCTGCTCCGGTTAAAATATTTTTTCGTGAATGCTGTACCGATAAAATCGGGTTGAAAGGGCGAACCGATGCCGCCCCTGCAATAGCGAACTGTTGCATAGGATGCTCCTTCTGTTTGATTGCATAACGAAAACGCCTCGAGTGAAGCGTTATTGGTATGCATATAAAAAGGCCCTCACACTGGAGGGCAAAGAAGATTTCCAATAATCAGAACAAGTCGGCTCCTGTTTAGTTACGAGCGACATTGCTCCGTGTATTCACTCGTTGGAATGAATACACAGTGCTTATTCGTACTAATAAAACACCCAATTTTCTGTTTCTTGGTTGTGTCCAAAGTTATATTCAATATCTGGTATTGATGTATCAATATTCTTCATCCCATCAACAAGAGTTGATACAACAGCCAAATCTTGTTTGATTCTCATTAAATGGTACTTCTTCCGGCGCAATAAACTTTCAATGGCAAGTTTCTTCGTCGGGAATGCAAAAGATCTTTCGGCATTTTTTGCTACTTTCTTAATTGCATATCTATTTCTCCTTTGTTTCCATTCCTGTAACCACTGATTTGGTGCTGGTTTAAAATTAACAATCCAATGCGCAGGAACCAACCATGCATAATGATCTGTCTGATGAAAAGCTATATATTGAAGTGCGAATATTTTGATTCCATCTTCTTCAACTGTCGCTTGGAATCTCCAGAAAACAGGCATTCCATCATGTTCAGTTTCTGATTCAGGAAAAGGTACGCTCCATGATTTTGTCATATCTCACCTCAAATAATTCAGTGCTGTGTTTATTCTGTTGTTTATGCCAAAAATAAAGGCCGCCATCAGGCAGCCTTGTTGTTCAGTTTACCAAGTTCTCTGGCAATCATTGCCGTCGTTCGTATTGCCCATTTATCGACATATTTCCCATCTTCCATTACAGGAAACATTTCTTCAGGCTTAACCATGCATTCCGATTGCAGCTTGCATCCATTGCATCGCTTGAATTGTCCACACCATTGATTTTTATCAATAGTCGTAGTCATACGGATAGTCCTGGTATTGTTCCATCACATCCTGAGGATGCTCTTCGAACTCTTCAAATTATTCTTCCATACATCACCTCAAATAAGTGGTTTGCTGCCAAAACAATGAACCATCCGGAAATTCCAGATAGTTCATAATTCACTCTTCAATACTTCCAACTTACTAATCGCCGATAGATATCCGCGCTGATAGGGCATCATCATTCCTTCGAGCTTGCCACTTCTTAACTCCTCCCTGAGCAATTGTATTGCTTGATCAATAACCTCTGCCTTAGCGTCCTTTATGGCTTGCTTGCGGGGCTTTGCTTTCTGCTTTGGCAGATTTCTCAAGCATGATGGAATGTATGTCTGATTCATCACTTACCTCGCTGTCAGTTGTTTTGATTTCCGGTATCCTGCCGCGTAAATGGCTACGTTTGGCAGGCAAATACTTCCACTGCGTTCATCTTCTTCCTTGCAGCAAAGGCTTCCGAGTGATGCTGCTTTATCTGCTCTGACGCAACCAGAGAGCTTTAGCGCAATTTTTCGTGCCAGTCGCTGCTCTTGCATTGCCTGTTCACGTTGAGCCTGTCTGCGTGCTCTGCGGCGATTTCTGGCGTTATCGTCAGCCAGATATGTAATGACTACTGTCATGTTGACCTCCGATGATTGACTTTGGCGGTGACGCGCCGGGTGCTTATCTTCCGGTTGCCGTCGTGCAGCTGCACTTCACGTCACCCCAAAGCCAACTACTCTTTGGTTCCCGCATTTCGGCGGGACAATCCCATCAATGTTAAAGAGCCTGCCAATCTGTTCCGTTTGGCTTCCAGCGCCCTGCTGATGGCTAAAGAATACTGTAGGTATTTTATTGTGTAAATACCCAAGGTATTTATTTTTGGTGAAATAATGATAAGCAAATGAATACAAAGGATATTTATTTTTTCGGTGTCTGCTTGTTCAGTGCTTTTTATGCGGGATATGTGAAGTGGATCCCGATAGCTATTGCTGCCGGGATTATAGGTTAGTCAGCGAAGGTTAAGACGAGAATTACCTTAATGATGTCTGCTACAACAGACACGGCCATAGATAAACCAAAGACGATCCAAGCCACAGTGATGTCTTCACTACCATCGTATAGAGTTCCGTAATCACTGGTGTAAGGCGTAAATGTCGCGCCTTGATACAATAGGTATAAGCTTGATCCATAGAGGATAAATGCAGATATCCCTTGTATTGCTATGATCACCAGAATCATGAAACGAGCTGATCTATGCGCCCAAGCCTGGCTTATTTTTTCTGATAGAGATTTCGCAATAAAAGCATGCGCTAAGCCGTAAATTGTCGAGATTGCCAACATCCCAAAAAAGCTTGCTATAGCGGTTCCAACCATAATCGCCCCTTGCGTGATCAAACCAGCCTTAGTTTTGTCTCAATTGCAACGCCTATAATCTTGCAGTTTCCATTGATTGGCACGAGAGGCCATGCAGGATTAAGTCCCTTGAGGTATTTATTTCCGCCGTCGATTATCAGCTTCTTGAATGTTGCTTCGTTAGAGTCAGAAAGTTTTGCTATGACCAAGCTGCCGTTGATCGCCTCCCTTCCGGTATCGAAAAGAACGAATGTTCCCTCTGGAATGCTTAACCCAACCGGTGCCGTCATTGAATCACCTTCCACTTTAAGCCAGAACGCATTACCTTGAATATGCGCGTCAGACTCAAGCCAAACATCTATGTCTTTAATGGTGTATGGTTCGCATGCTTCACACCACGAGCCAGCCTGGATACTGCTTAACACCGGATACCTCTTTCCTGCTCTGTATTCCCCTGCATACCTTACGTTGGCATCGCTCTTAAGGCTTTCTGCCTGTTCTGCAACCTTGGCAGCAATTGACTGGCTAAAATCAGCAATTGAGACTTGCAACAAACGTGCAAAACCAGATGCGACCTCAACGTTTAGCGCGTTTCTGCCATTAAGATAATGCCCTACCGCTCCTTGGGTGATACCCAGTTCATCAGCGATTGAGTATTGGGTTATTCCCAATTCTTTCTTTTTTGACTCATACAAAGCCTTAAGCCGCTTAGCGTCTTCGAGCTGTTCTGTCGTCAGTGATTTTTTATTTTCCATAGCTTAATTCTAATAGCTAAGGTACTTAAACTAAAAATACCCTGAGTATTGATTGCTTTGAATACCTGTAGTATTCTTTGTTCATGGTTAATAACGGAGAGTGCATATGATTCGAATGACACTTGCCGATTACGCCAAAATCCATGGACAGGCTAAAGCAGCCAGTGACTTTGGTGTAATCCAGTGCGCTATCAGCAAGGCCATTCTGGCAGGCCGTAACATCATGGTTACGGTAAAGCCTGATGGCAGTGTGATTGGAGAGGAAGTTCGTCCTTTCCCAAGCAACAAGAAAAACAAATAGTAACACCGCTCTTTAACAGTCATGGTCATCATTCCCGCCGAAATGCGGGAATACAACGCGCATAATTTGATGCGCATAACTTCTTATTTGTTAAGGAAATACTTACATATGCAACTTACAAGTACTCGCAAGAAAGCGAATGCAATTACAAGCAACATCCTGAATCGAATTGCTGTACGTGGTCAGCGAAAGGTTGCCGACGCGTTAGGGATTAATGAATCGCAAATTTCGCGATGGAAAGATAGCTTCATCCCCAAAATGGGAATGCTTCTGGCTGTTCTTGAATGGGGTGTTGAAGACGAGGAGTTGGCGGAACTGGCTAAGAAAGTAGCCAGAATCCTGACAAAAGAAAAAGCCCCGAAGAACGGCGAATTCTTCGAGGCCTGATGTAGAAAGACTGGATCAATCCACAGGAGTCATTATGACAAAACAACTCAGTCCTTACCAGGACAAAATTCACAAACACATACTACGTGATCGCTTCCTGTCCAGCTTCAAGCAGCCTTGTCGATTCCGGGCTGAGTTGGAAAAAGTGAAGCTGATGCAGAAGGAGAAAGGTCATGAGTAACATATCTAATCTAGCCGAAGCCAGAGAGGCCAGAAGGCTACAACAACCGCATCAAAGCAGCGGTAAGGGGTATGCCTTGCTGCACCGTAAAATTATGGATGTGCCGTTTTACAAGGACGCAGAAGCAGCGCATCTGTGGGTTCACTTAATCCTCAAAGCAAAGCATACGCCTGAGTATGTAATGACTGACGCAGGAGAAATTCTGGTAGGCAGAGGGAAGCTACTTGGCGGTAGAAACTCTCTGGCGTTTGAAACAGGACTCAAACCAGATCGCGTTCAGTACCTGCTTAGAAAGTTCAAAAAACTCGGCATGATTGACTGGGTTTCACACGGTAAATTCTCAGTTTTCTCGGTAGAGAAATATGACGATTATCAGTCAAATTTTGTACCAGCAGATTACCAGCAAATTACCACCTCAAAGCCAGCAATACCAATGCATGCAAGCAATACTGTACCAGCAGATTACCAGCAAATTACCACAGATAAAGAATATAATAATATTATCTCTAATACTGACGTATTAGAGAGTGCCACAGCAGACAAAAAGTCTGACAAGAAAAAACCTTCCGTCAGCTGTCAGGATGTTGTCGATGCTTACCACGAAATCCTTCCTGAAGCGCCAAGAATCCGCGCACTGAATGACAAGCGTAAAAACCAGATCCGAACGTTCTGGCGCAAAGCCGGAGTGATAACACGCCAGCTTGACGGGCATGGGTTCACGATGCAGGACTGGAGAAATTATTTGAGCTACGTAGGCGAAAATTGCCGATGGATGTTCGAAGAGCGTCCAAACCATCAACGCGGAACTATCTGGCACAAAAAGGGATTTGATTTCCTGCTTAACGATAATACCTACCTGAAAGTTCGTGAGGGTGAACACGATGACCGATAATTTTTATGCGCCGCCCCATAGCATCGAGGCAGAGCAGGCGGTGATTGGTGGATTGCTTCTGGATGATGACAGCAGTGAGCGCGTCCAGAAAGTTCTGGCGATGCTGAAGCCTGATTCATTTTACAGCCGACCACACAAAATCCTTTTCGAAGAAATAACCAGAATGCACCGGGAGCAAAAGCCAGTAGATGGCCTGACGCTTTTCGATGAACTGGAGCGTAAATCGTTAACGGTGTCTGTTGGCGGTTTTGCTTATATCGCTGAGATCGCAAAGAACACGCCAAGCGCAGCAAACATCGTTGCCTATGCAATGCAGGTTCGTGAAACCGCAATGGAACGCTACGCCATCAACCGCATGACTGAAGCGACGGAATTGCTCTATTCCCGCAACGGAATGACTGCGACGCAGAAGTACGAAGCTATTCAGGCGATTTTCACGCAACTGACAGACCATGCAAAAACCGGATCGCGTCGCGGCCTTCGCTCATTTGGCGAGGTCATGGAAGACTGGGTTAGCGACCTTGAGAAGCGATTTGACCCATCAGGCGAACAACGGGGAATGAGCACAGGGATCCCATCGCTGGACAGGATGCTGTCACCGAAAGGTCTGGTGAAAGGCTCTCTGTTTGTCATTGGCGCTCGCCCTAAGATGGGGAAAACGACGCTATACAGCCAGATGGCAATCAATTGCGCAGTGCATGAGAAAAAGCCCGCTCTGATGTTCAGCCTTGAAATGCCAGGTGATCAGATACTGGAAAAACTGGTAGGGCAGAAGTCTGGTGTTAACCCGAATATTTTTTACCTTCCGGCGACAAATGACGCCGATGACGGCTATCAGGGTGATTACGATAGTGACTTCAACAGGGCGATCGAAACAGCCAATCGCTTGAGTGAAATCGACATGCTTTACATCGACGACACGCCGGGATTATCTCTGGCTCAAATCGTCAGCGAAAGCCGTCGAATCAAGCGAGAAAAAGGATGTGTTGGCATGATTCTGGTCGATTACCTGACACTAATGACCGCTGAGAAGGCCGATCGCAACGACCTTGCTTACGGCATGATCACCAAAGGACTGAAGAACCTTGCCAAAGAGCTTGATTGCGTTGTTGTGCTTCTGACGCAACTTAACCGCGCACTGGAAAGCCGAACCAATAAACGCCCATTACCAAGTGACTCACGAGATACAGGGCAGATTGAACAGGATTGCGATTATTGGGTGGGGATCCATCGTGAAGGTGCTTTTGATGACAGTGTTCCACCTGGTGAAACCGAACTAATCCTTCGTCTCAATCGTCATGGCAATACCGGCACGGTGTATTGCATTCAGGCAAATGGCGCTATTTATGACACAGACCAACAGTCTGCTGAAATGCGCCGACGTGAACGCGAGGAACCGCAGTCCAAGAAGAAAGGAGGATTCTGATGAATAAAAAACAATTAGCCATTCTCGAAAAGGCATGGGATGCGCAAATATCATACGCTTTGAAAGAACAGGCACTACCAATAATCCAGACCAAATCGAAAATAGCCAGGCAGTTATGCGATGGCGGATTCCTGAACGAAGTTGAGATTACGCGCCAGATGGTAACGTTCAAAGGGTATGAGATAAATCATCATGGTATAGCGGCGTATTGCTCCCATCTTCCTGATGACGTTGACATTGATGAAATGGAAAGGGAGATGAAGCAATGACCATCTACATCACTGAGTTAATAACAGGCCTGCTGTAATCGCAGGCCTTTTTATTTGGGGGAGAGGGAAGTGAACGATAGCTACCGACAGTTTGAAAACTGGTGGTCAAAAGACAAAAGCCAGTTCACGGGAGACGATGAATTAAAAGAGTTTGCCTGGGTGATATGGCAGGCATCGCGCTCTGCTATTGAACTGGATATCGACTGGCCCGAATCGAATGACGACCTTTGGAAAGATGGTGAAGAAGGTGCTTATGCGATGGGTTATGAGGATGGGCGTGACAAAACGGTAATTGCAGTAATGAAAGCCATCAGGGCCGCAGGAATCAAAGAAAAGAATTTCGATTAAGCAAATATCACTTCAATAAATCGCTTTTAAGGCATCACAATCGCTCTGTGGTGAGGTAAGCACGTGCAAGGTATACCGATAAGCAGCGAGAATGAAAAATGCGTCAGAATGCGTTTGAGGAGGTTTTAAGAAATGAGTACGATAGCTGAGCTTGTCAGGGCTAATTTTCGTGAAGAGTTGGTGCGTTGGTATCGGTATCGTTCATCGTCCAGTTTGCCGCTTGATGAGTTGTATGAGCATTCACCTGCCGCACGACGCTATCCGCGTGACCGTGTTCTTCGACGGTTGTTCAAACTCAACAATGAGTTTCAGCGCAACAGAATTATCCGGAGTCTGGATTTTAAGTGAAGGAGTGAGCATGAGCGACCTATCATTAACCCAGCCAAAGCTAAAAGAATGTCCGTTTTGCGGCGGTAATGCTCGTCTGTGGGTTGAGGCCGGAATAAATATTGATGTGTGGGGCTATGCAGAATGTGACCTCTGTGAAGCCAGGGTGGCATGGGCACCATCAGTTGCTGCGGCTACTGAAAAATGGAACCGGAGAGCAGGAGATGAAGCAAACCTTTCTGCTTCGCAACGAAGCAATCAGAAATAACGCCATAGACGCCATTCTCTCACTACCCATCGACGACAAGTCACCCCACGAAGTCCACGTTAAAGAACCCAAGCGCAGCAAAGCGCAGAATGACCGCATGTGGCCGATGCTGAACGATGTTTCGCGTCAGGTGCTATGGCATGGTCAACGGCTGGCGCCGGAAGACTGGAAAGACCTGTTCACTGCCCTGTGGCTTAAGACCAAAAAACTGGAGCAAAGAAGTGCGCCTGGTATCGACGGTGGCGTTGTCATGCTTGGCGTGCGTACCAGCAAAATGCGAAAGGCCAGCATGACTGAGCTTATCGAAATCATGTTCTGGTTCGGCTCAGAGCGCAACGTGCGGTGGAGTGATGACTCCCGGCGAGAGTATGAATGGTCACAACGAAAAGGGAAGGCTGCATGACTATCAAATCAAATACGCCAGCACACGACAAGGACTGCTGGCAAACGCCGCTCTGGCTTTTTGATGCGCTGGATATTGAGTTTGGATTCTGGCTGGATTCAGCTGCGAGCGACAAAAACGCTCTGTGCGCTCACTGGCTAACTGAGGCTGACGACGCGCTAAATTCTGAGTGGATAAGCCACGGTGCAATCTGGAATAACCCACCGTACAGCAATATCAGGCCGTGGGTGGAAAAAGCCGCTGAGCAGTGCATACAACAGCGACAGACGGTAGTTATGCTTGTGCCAGAGGATATGTCAGTCGGATGGTTCAGCAAGGCTCTGGAGAGTGTCGACGAAGTTCGCATTATCACTGATGGACGGATTAATTTTATCGAACCATCGACAGGGCTGGAGAAGAAGGGAAACAGTAAAGGCTCCATGCTGCTGATTTGGCGACCGTTCATCAGTCCTCGACGGATGTTTACTACCGTATCCAAAGCGGCATTGATGGCGATCGGGCGGGGCGTCAGGAGGGCGGCATGAGACGACAGCGACGAAGTATCACCGACATCATCTGCGAAAACTGCAAATACCTTCCAACGAAGCGATCCAGAAATAAACGCAAGCCAATCCCAAAAGAATCTGACGTAAAAACCTTCAACTACACGGCTCACCTGTGGGATATCCGGTGGCTAAGACATCGTGCGAGGAATACAAGGTGATTGACCCAAATCGAAGTTACGAACAAGAAAGCGTCGAGCGAGCTTTAACGTGCGCTAACTGCGGTCAGAAGCTGCATGTGCTGGAAGTTCACGTGTGCTCCGATTGCTGCGCAGAACTGATGAGCGATCCGAATAGCTCAATGTACGAGGAAGAAGACGATGGCTAAACCAGCGCGAAGACGATGTAACCGTAAAAGAGAAGATTTAACTGTTAAAAGGATATTTGAGTTACTAAGTTTCGATAAATCTACCGGGGTATTTAGATGGAAAGTTCCCACTCAGGGAAGGATAGCATTAAATAGTGTTGCTGGAACTTTTGATTCCAACGGTTATTCAATGATCATGATAGATGGGCGTAGATATAAAACTCACGTCTTAGTTTTTTACATAACTCATAATCGTTGGCCTGCTGGTCAAATTGACCACGTTAATGGAATTAGGACCGACAATAGGCCAGAAAATTTAAGAGAATGCCTGCCAATAGAAAATTCAAGAAATATAAGGATCCGAAAGAATAGCAAATCAGGTTGCAGAGGGGTTACTTGGCACAAACGACAGAAAAAATGGAATGTTAGGCTAGGATTCCATGGCAAGAGTAAACACTTCGGATGCTTTGATGATCTGGAGTTAGCGGTACTAGTTGCTGAAGAAGCCCGAGATAAGTATTACGGTGATTTTTCCGGCAACGAAAGGAGCACTTATGCGAATCTATCGAAGGAAATGTAAATGTTGCAATGAATGGTTTATACCAAAATATCAAAATCAATATTGGTGTAATGAGATTTGTGGAACCAAGATAGCACTCGAACGACGAAGTAAAGAACGCGAAAAAGCGGAAAAAGCAGCAGAGAAGAAACTACGACGAGAGGAGCAGAAACAGAAAGATAAACTGAAGATTCGAAAACTCGCCTTAAAGCCCCGCAGTTACTGGATTAAACAAGCCCAACAAGCCGTAAACGCCTTCATCAGAGAAAGAGACCGCGACTTACCATGTATCTCGTGCGGAACGCTCACGTCTGCTCAGTGGGATGCCGGACATTACCGGACAACTGCTGCGGCACCTCAACTCCGATTTGATGAACGCAATATTCACAAGCAATGCGTGGTGTGCAACCAGCACAAAAGCGGAAATCTCGTTCCGTATCGCGTCGAACTGATTAGCCGCATCGGGCAGGAAGCAGTAGAGGAAATCGAATCAAACCATAACCGCTATCGCTGGACTGTCGAAGAGTGCAGGGCCATCAAGGCGGAGTATCAACAGAAACTTAAAAAACTGCGAAACAGCAGAAGTGAGGTTGCATGAATATCTACGAAAGAATTGATGGCAGCAAATACCGAAATATTTGGGTAGTTGGCGATCTGCACGGATGCTACACGAACCTGATGAAAAAACTGGAGACGATAGGATTCGACACCAAAAAAGACCTGCTTATCTCGGTGGGCGATTTGGTTGATCGCGGTACAGAGAACGTCGAATGTCTGGAATTAATCACATTCCCCTGGTTCAGAGCTGTACGTGGAAACCATGAGCAAATGATGATTGATGGCTTATCAGAGCGTGGAAACGTCAATCACTGGCTGCTTAATGGCGGTGGCTGGTTCTTTAATCTCGATTACGACAAAGAAATTCTGGCTAAAGCTCTTGCCCATAAAGCAGAAGAACTTCCGTTAATCATCGAACTGGTGAGCAAAGATAAAAAATATGTTATCTGCCACGCCGATTATCCCTTTGACGAATACGAGTTTGGAAAGCCAGTTGATCATCAGCAGGTAATCTGGAACCGCAAACGAATCAGCAACTCACAAGACGGGATCGTGAAAGAAATTAAAGGCGCTGACACGTTCATCTTTGGTCATACGCCAGCAGTGAAACCACTCAAATTTGCCAACCAGATGTATATCGATACCGGCGCAGTGTTCTGCGGAAATCTCACATTGATTCAGGTACAGGGAGAAGGCGCGTGGGCATAAGAGAACTAAACCTCACCAAAGAACAGCATGAGTGGCTGAATGGCTGGCTTGAACTGTGGGGCGCATGGGTTTATTCAGGTCGTCTGGAAAAGCGTATGAGCAGCGTAATAGCGAAGTTCATGGAGAGCGTAGAGCCGGGAAGAGTTATGACAAGGCCAATGTGTAATGATGATGATGGAATGTTGATTTCTCAGGTCGTCGATTCCGTCATGTACATTGACAAGAGAGCCTTTGGCATCCTCCTCAGCTACTACGCTCATGGTTCATCTAAGCGAGCAATTGCATCCTACTATCACGCGACTGCAAAGCCACGCAAGATGTGTGGGCGTAGTGGCGAGGGATGGAGAAAACCTTCAATGGCAACCTGTAGAAACGAAATTGACGACATCCTGAAAGCGTCGTTATTTGTTTTGTACCAGCCAATGCAAAATGCTTTCAAAATGCGTAAACGTGTTGAGAAAGTTAAGCATGTTGCTGTTAAAAGCCTTGACATGCAATTATCCATTTAGCCATAATTAGAAGGTAAGCTGCCGTTAGTGACTCTTAAGTTGCAACGGTGGCTTTTTTTATTTGGGTCAGTCGTATAAAGGTCATTACGGAAGGCTGTTAACCTTCTTATCGTGGTTCGAGTCCACGCTGTCCCGCCAAATATGCTGGTTTAGCTCCAATGGTAGAGCAGTCGCCTTGTAAGCGAATGGGTAGCGGTTCAAGTCCGTTAACCAGCACCATAACTGAGCCGTAGCCACTGGCTATCCTGAACTCATCAGTGATAGTTACGCTGCGGCCTTCTACACATGATCTTCGTGAAAGCGGGTGGCAGGAGGCTGCGCTAACAACCTCCTGCCGTTTTGCCCGTGCATATCGGTCACGAACAAATCTGATTACTAAACACAGTAGCCTGGATTTGTTCTATCAGTAATCGACCTTATTCCTAATTAAATAGAGCAAATCCCCTTATTGGGGGTAAGACATGAAGATGCCAGAAAAACATGACCTGTTAGCCGCCATTCTCGCGGCAAAGGAACAAGGCATCGGGGCAATCCTTGCGTTTGCAATGGCGTACCTTCGCGGCAGATATAATGGCGGTGCGTTTACAAAAACAGTAATCGACGCAACGATGTGCGCCATTATCGCCTGGTTCATTCGTGACCTTCTCGACTTCGCCGGACTAAGTAGCAATCTCGCTTATATAACGAGCGTGTTCATCGGCTACATCGGTACTGACTCGATTGGTTCGCTTATCAAACGCTTCGCTGCTAAAAAAGCCGGAGTAGAAGATGGTGGAAATCAATAATCAACGTAAGGCGTTCCTCGATATGCTGGCGTGGTCGGAGGGAACTGATAACGGACGTCAGAAAACCAGAAATCATGGTTATGACGTCATTGTAGGCGGAGAGCTATTTACCGATTACTCCGATCACCCTCGCAAACTGGTCACGCTAAACCCAAAACTCAAATCAACAGCCGCTGGACGTTACCAGCTTCTTTCCCGTTGGTGGGATGTCTACCGTAATCAGCTTGGCCTGAAAGACTTCTCTCCAAAAAGCCAGGACGCTGTTGCGCTGCAGCAGATTAAGGAGCGTGGCGCTTTACCGATGATTGATCGCGGTGATATTCGTCAGGCAATTGACCGTTGCAGCAATATCTGGGCTTCACTGCCGGGCGCTGGTTATGGTCAGTTCGAGCATAAGGCTGACAACCTGATTGCAAAATTCAAAGAAGCAGGCGGAACGGTCAGAGAGATTGAGGTATGAGCAGAGTAACCGCGATTATCTCCGCTCTGGTTATCTGCATCATCGTCTGCCTGTCATGGGCTGTTAATCATTACCGTGATAACGCCATGACCTACAAAGAGCAGCGCGATAAAGCCACATCCATCATCGCTGATATGCAGAAGCGTCAACGTGATGTAGCAGAACTCGACGCCAGATACACAAAGGAGCTTGCTGATGCTAACGCGACTATCGAAAGTCTCCGTGCTGATGTTTCTGCTGGTCGTAAGCGCCTGCAAGTCGCCGCCACCTGTGCAAAGTCAACGACCGGAGCCAGCAGCATGGGCGATGGAGAAAGCCCAAGACTTACAGCAGATGCTGAACTCAATTATTACCGTCTCCGAAGTGGAATCGACAGGATAACCGCGCAGGTTAACTACCTGCAGGAGTACATCAGGACTCAGTGCCTGAAATAATTTTTTTGCAAACCACAAAGTCCATTTAATGAGCCTCGCGAAAAGCGGGGCTTTTTTATGTCCGCAGTAAACGCGCATCTCACGCGCATATTAACGAGAGCCTTTCAGTAAGCGAGCCTGAGAAATGCCGTTATAGGTGGCGACCTCTCTCGGGCGGCTTTTCTGTGAGACAGGCTCACTTTCTAAAAGGTAAAGACGCTATGAATAATCATTCAGTTATTCCAGCCTTCGACTTCCGAGAAATGGTGCAAGCCAAAAACGGAGAGGTCGTTACCACATCCAGAAAAATTGCCAAGTACTTCGGCAAGCGACACGGTGATGTTCTCAGGAAAATCGAGCAGGTTAAGGCTGATTGCTCACGTGAGTTTAGCCAACGCAATTTTGCGTCGGCTGATTATATCGATGAGCAGGGCAAGGTTCGCCCGATGTACAGCCTGACGAAAGATGGCTGGATCATGGTTGTGATGGGGTTCACCGGGAAAGCTGCTGCGGCAATCAAGGAGAGCTATATCGCAGCATTCAACTGGATGGCAGAGCAACTGAGCCGCCGCATGGCAATTGGCGAAGAAATGCAGCACCGCTACGCCATCAAAGAAACACGCTCAAAGCTGAAAGGTACGATCGGCAGTCGGTTAATGAACGAACGGAAGAAAGAGAAGCGCGTCCTGGCTGTCGAGCATGAATACATCTTGCAGGTGACACAGCCTGAACTGCTGATTAATTGAAGATGTCATTACAAAGCCTATCTACGGGTGGGCTTGATAATGAAACCGGAGTTAATTTCTGGTCACTAATTAACGGCAGTACAGCGAAACAACCCAAGCCAGTAAGTGGGGAAATAACACTGGCAGCCACTGAAAGATGAACCTCCTGCCTTATGGCAAAAAAGATTCTTTGTGGTGGCGGACTGATGGAAAGACATCCTAATCAAGCAACCACTCCACAGGGTCATAATTATGAACGACCAGCAAATCGAAAAAGAAATCGTTGAGAAAGGCAAAACGGAACCGCGAATCACCCCGCAGCACATCGAAGACGTGATTAAAAGCGAGCATTACTTTACTGCTTATGATGGACGAAATGGTGCCATTTCCAGCAACGAATATTGTGGCAGGGAAAAACCAGAGGAAGGCGATCGTGATTTATCACCATTGAAGTTGCTCACTTTCTGCGTACTGGTGCTGAAGAATGGCTTCACCGTCACCGGAGAGAGTGCCTGTGCAAGCCAGGGAAACTTTGATGCAGAAATTGGTCGGAAGATTGCTCGGCAGAATGCTGTAAACAAAATCTGGATGCTCGAAGGTTACTTGCTGAAGCAGAAGCTAAGCGAACAGTAGTTATTACAAAAGCCATTCCCTACAGAGTGGCTTTGACAATGGCTTATACCCTACACGGGATAACTTAACTGATATCCCTTTTAACGGATAAACGGAGCCAACAATGGCAGAGATTATTCCCATGACTGAAGAACAGAAATTCCAGTTAGAGATTTACAAACTGGTCATGAACCAGAACGCAGCCGCAGAAGAAGCATTTCAATTCATTGGCACTGACGAACTGAAGCTTGAGCTATTCAAAATTCACTTCCAGTCAGGTGGCGCTAATTCAGATATCACGACCCGCACTATCGAAGCGGTGCGTAAATCGAAGGAAGCGTTAGACCTGTTCACTACCGGAGTGTAAGAGATGACTGAACAAGAAATGCCGAGATACCAGTGCCACAAAAAAGTTCGCGCCCTGAAGATTGGCTCTATAGAACATAAGCCAAACCCAGATCAGCCTGGTAAGTCTGGCTCTTCTAGTTATGGGGCAATTATTCATCCGGATGATAAGAAATACGCAGCATTTGATGTTAGCGCGGAATATATCTGTAAGCACCGACCAATGTCTGGAGGCTATTACGTTGTCTATGAGGATGGATATGAATCATATTCTCCTGCTGAGGTATTTGAGTCTGGATATTCAAAATTATAGGAATCCTCTATGACAAGCGTCGTTGATCTTGGTAAGGAGAAGAAATTCCCAATTACTCAAGAGCTATACGAGAGGCTGGAAAGCGTCATCCATGATTACGATGGTGAAATCAGTTTATGCGAGGCGATTGGCACACTCGAATTGCTGAAGCAGTCACTGATTGAAGGCGCGAAAGAGTCCTCAGCCTGAAATAACAACTAAGTGAGATGAATATGGCGACTGAACCAAAAGCTGGTCGCCCCTCTGATTATATGCCGGAGGTGGCTGACGATATCTGCTCGTTGCTTTCTTCTGGCGAAAGTTTGCTGAAAGTATGTAAGCGTCCTGGTATGCCGGATAAGTCCACTGTTTTCCGCTGGTTGGCAAAGCATGAGGATTTTCGCGACAAGTACGCGAAGGCAACTGAGGCACGAGCTGATTCTATTTTCGAAGAGATATTCGAAATTGCTGACAATGCGATTCCAGATGCTGCTGAGGTGGCAAAGGCAAGACTTCGCGTTGATACCCGCAAATGGGCGCTGGCCCGAATGAATCCCCGTAAGTATGGCGACAAGGTAACTAACGAGCTTGTCGGTAAGGACGGCGGCGCAATTCAGATTGAAACATCACCGATGAGCACTCTATTCGGAAAATGACCTCGATTAATCCTATCTTTGAACCGTTCATTGAGGCGCATCGCTACAAAGTCGCCAAAGGCGGTCGAGGTAGCGGTAAGTCATGGGCAATCGCGAGGCTGCTTGTTGAAGCGGCGCGTCGGCAGCCGGTGCGCATCCTCTGTGCTCGTGAACTGCAAAACAGTATCAGTGATTCGGTAATCCGGTTGCTTGAAGACACCATAGAGCGGGAAGGGTATTCGGCTGAGTTTGAAATTCAGCGTTCAATGATTCGTCATCTCGGAACGAATGCTGAATTCATGTTCTACGGCATAAAAAACAACCCGACGAAGATTAAATCGCTCGAAGGTATTGATATCTGCTGGGTGGAAGAAGCGGAAGCGGTAACGAAGGAATCATGGGATATCCTGATACCGACCATCCGTAAGCCGTTCTCTGAAATATGGGTGAGCTTTAACCCGAAAAACATCCTCGACGATACCTATCAGCGATTCGTTGTAAATCCTCCCGATGATATTTGCCTGCTGACGGTGAACTACACCGACAACCCGCACTTTCCTGAAGTTCTCCGTCTGGAGATGGAAGAGTGCAAACGCAGAAATCCGACACTGTATCGTCACATCTGGCTTGGTGAGCCAGTAAGCGCAAGTGATATGGCAATCATCAAACGTGAATGGCTTGAAGCCGCAACCGATGCGCACAAGAAACTCGGATGGAAGGCGAAAGGCGCTGTTGTCTCTGCGCATGACCCGTCAGATACAGGACCGGATGCTAAAGGTTATGCATCGCGTCACGGTTCGGTGGTTAAGCGCATTGCCGAAGGTCTGCTGATGGACATCAACGAGGGTGCTGACTGGGCTACTTCGCTGGCGATTGAAGACGGCGCTGATCATTACCTGTGGGATGGCGATGGTGTCGGTGCAGGGCTACGCAGACAGACAACGGAAGCGTTCTCCGGCAAGAAAATCACCGCCACGATGTTCAAGGGCAGCGAATCGCCATTCGATGAAGACGCGCCGTATCAGGCCGGAGCATGGGCTGATGAAGTCGTACAGGGTGACAACGTTCGCACTATTGGCGATGTTTTCCGCAATAAGCGAGCGCAATTCTATTACGCACTGGCTGATAGGCTGTATCTGACATATCGGGCGGTTGTTCACGGTGAGTATGCAGACCCCGACGACATGCTGAGTTTCGACAAAGAAGCGATAGGCGAGAAGATGCTGGAGAAGCTGTTTGCAGAACTGACGCAGATTCAGCGCAAATTCAATAACAACGGGAAGCTTGAGCTAATGACTAAGGTCGAAATGAAGCAGAAGCTCGGTATTCCATCTCCTAACCTGGCTGATGCGCTGATGATGTGTATGCATTGCCCGGAGTCGGCTGCGCAACCCGACTATTCCAGTTACTCAATTCCTTGTGGTGTAGGTTGATATGGCAGAAAAAAAGATGACTGACTGGCATCGCAAGGTGCTGTGCAACTTTGATAATGCCTGGTCAGCAACGCAGGATATGCGTGAGCAGATTATTGAGGCTCAACGTTTCGTCCGGGTATCCGGCGCACAGTGGGAAGGCAGCACAAACGCTGGTTACTCATTTGATGAAGGCAGGTTTGAGCATTACCCGCGCTTTGAACTGAATAAGATTGCCCGTGAATGTGATCGCATCATTGGCGAGTATCGACAGAATCGCATCAGCGTTAAATTCAGGCCGAAGGACGATAAGGCATCGGAAGCGTTAGCCGAAAAGATGAATGGTAAATTCCGCGCTGACTATCAGGAAACATCCGGTGGTGAAGCGTGTGATAACGCATTTGATGATGCTGTAACGGGCGGATTCGGTTGTTTCCGCATGTGTGCCGATTACGAAGATGAAATGGATCCGAGTAACGAGCAACGCCGTATAAGCCTTCTCCCTGTTTACGACCCAGCGACATGCGTCTTCTTCGATCAGGACAGCAAGCAATATGACCGCTCTGATGCTATGTGGGCTATGGAAATGTTCTCCATGACGCCTAAAGCGTTCGAAGCTGAATACCCTGATTCCATCGCGGCAAGCCTTTCTCGTGATGACACTGGTACTCAGTATGACTGGTCAACGCCCGATGCCATCTATGTTGGACGCTACTACGAAGTTCGCATAGAGAAGGTGAAGCTCACAGCATGGCGTAACCCTGTTAGCGGAGAAACGGCAATCTATGATGAAGATCAAATCAAAGATATTGTCGACGAGCTGACCGATGGCGCATTCGAACTGATTGGTGAGCGGACAGTGAAGAAACGCCGAGTTTATTGCGGTCTTCTGTCTGGCGCTGAATGGCTGGAAGAACCGAAGCGTATTCCGGGCGAACATATTCCTCTCATCCCGGTATATGGGCGTCGCTCATTTGTTGATAATCAGGAGCGAATCGAAGGTCACGCAGCAAAAGCGATGGATGCACAGCGTCTTGAGAACCTGATGGTTTCCATGATTGCAGATAACGCTACTCAGGCTGGCGGTGATGGCATTCCTGTAGTTGATGTTGACATGATTCCTGGTCCTCTCGCCACTCATTGGGCGGAGCGCAACAAAAAGCGCCCGGCGTTCCTGCCGATGGTCAGTCTGAAAAACAAAAACGGAGATATTACTGCGCAGGCTCAGGTCAGCAGTTATACACCTCCGACACAAATGCCTCCTGCTCTTGCCGGGCTATTGCAGTACACCGGAACGGCTATTCAGCAAATTACAGGTGCGTCGCAGCTTGAGAACATGCCGAGCAACGTCGCCACCGATACCGTTGATAGCATCTTTAACCGGATGGACACGCAGTCCTATATCTACATGGACAATATGGCTAAATCCATGCGCCGCGCTGGCGTCGTGTGGCTTTCTATGGCTCGTGAAGTCTATGGCAGTGATACGCCGATGCGTATCGTTAATGAGGACGGCAGCGATGACGTGGCGCTGATGACTGGTGAAGTGGTTGACCGTCAGACAGGGCAGGTTATCGCGCTTAACGACCTTTCGCAGGGTAACTATGAAGTGACTGTCGATGTCGGTCAGTCGTTCGCTACTCGCCGTGACGCAACGGTTAAGTCGTTACTTTCCATGCTGGCACTTATCCCACCAGGAACGCCGAAGCACGACCTTGTATCGTCGATGATTCTCGACAATATGGACGGCGAAGGGATGGACGACCTTAAAGAATACAACCGCAATCAGTTGCTTCTGTCTGGAGTTATCAAGCCGAGAACGCCAGAAGAGCAGCAAATGGTTGAGCAGGCGAAACAACAACAGGCCAGTCAGCCAGATCCGGCTATGGTTGCTGCGCAAGGTCAGCTTCTTGCTGGTCAGGCTGAATTGCAGAAAGCGCAGAACGAACAGGCATCCATTCAGGTTAAAGCATTCCAGGCACAGACTGATGCTCAGGTTGCAGCGGCAAATGTTGTGAAAATCCTCGCATCTGCCGATAGCCAGCAGAAATCTGATATCCGCGAGGCTCTGAAACTGCTAGGACAGTTCCAGCAACAGCAAGGAGACAATGCCCGTGCTGATGCAGAGCTTGTCCTGAAAAGTCAGGCACAGGGCCATGCGCAGCGCATGGACATCAGCAGTATCCTGCAAAAACCAACTCAGCAACAACCACAGCAGTAATTAACCCATAACGTGCAATGGCTGTCTTTATGAGGCCTGGCACCCTATTGCCTTCCGATGGGCTGAACATCGAGTAAACAGGGGTAACAAATGGACCAGATGGCAGAAAACACACCAGAAGTTGAAATCGAAACCGACGCGTCAGAGCAGATTCCTGATGATGTCGAACTGGCTGAAGAAGTCGAAACAGAAGATGGCAGTGAGTCCTCCGGCAATGATGCAGAGGAAGCTACTGAAACTGATGACGACGAATCAGAACAGGAATTCTACTTTGGTGACGAAAAGCTGGATTCGCCAACCAGCGAAGATGGCGCAGAGCATGGACTGGTAAAACACCTGCGCAAGACGATTAAAGAGAAAGACCGCGAGCTGAAAGAGCTGATGCGTCAGTCTCAGAAACCCGTCGAGCAGCAGCCGGTAATCACTCAACCACCGCGAATGCCAAAACTGGATGATGAGGACATCGGTTTCGATGAAGAAATCTACCAGCAACGCATGGCTAAGTGGGCAGAGGATAACGGCAAGTACCAGCAACAGGAGATGGCTCGCAAGCAGAAGGAGCAGGAGCTTCAGGCTGCCTATCAAGAGCGATTATCCAAATATCAGCAACGTGTTAAGGCTCTCAAAGTTCCTGGCTATCAGGAAGCAGAACAGGCCGTACTCGAGGAAATCCCCATCGAGACACAAAACGCGATCCTGTTTGAGTCAGAGAAGCCGGAAATCGTTGTTCTGGCACTCGGTCGCAACGCTGAACTGCGCAAGCAACTGGCAGAAGCTACCAACCCCGTAGCAATTGGTCGTCTGCTGGAACGTATCGAATCGAAGGCCAGAATCATGCCAAAAGCAAAAACCACGGCAGCCACAACCCCGACAGTTAAGGGGAGCAACGGCGCAGTAATCAACAACCTCGGCAAATTGAAAGCCAAGGCGCTGGAAACTGGTGACTGGACGCCGTATTTCGCCGCTAAAAAGGCAAAAAATAACCTATCGGAGCATTAAGCATGGCTAACCAATTAGCAAAAGACCTTGAAATCATGTTCGAAAACTACGTTGAAGGCTTTGAGGCCGCCTGCGTAGTTTCCCGTAACGCTAAAAAATTCCGTCCCGGTGATACAGCAATGCAGCGAGCAGGTGATGTTCTGTATCGTCCGCAGCATTACCACATGAATATTGAGGAAGGCCTAGACCTCAGCGGCAAAACGCCAACAGCACTGGTTCAGCGCCTTGTTCCTTCTGTGTTCAAGGAGCCGAAAAACATTCTGTACACTCTGGATGCGCGTGAAATGCGTGACCCGGAACATAAAACTGAAGCTGGTCGAGCCGCAGGTATGCGCCTTGCTGCACAGATTGACTCTGACCTGATTTCCATGGTCACGCAGCGTGCTACTAACGTGATCACGATGGCTGACTCAACCACAGGTTCACAGGGCCGTGATTTGTGGAACTGTGCGGCAGGTATTGATGCCACCATGACGGCGATTGGTGTACCGCAGGGTATCAACCGTCGCTCTTTCTGGAACCCCTTCAACTACAAAGACCTTGCTGGCGAGCTTGGTCACCGTGCCTACGCTCAGGGCGCAACCCTGACAGCATACGAAAAAGCGCAGATCCCTCCGGTTGCTTCCTTTGATAGCTACAAGACCGATATTTCTGGTCGATTACCGAAAGGAAGCGCTGAATCCTTGACAGTATCAGGCCAACCTGAACACAAGGTTGAAGCGAAAGATTCAAATGGTATGCCAGTTGATAACCGACAGGGGACTATTACGGTATCTGCATCTGGCTTGCAGGTTGGTGATGCGTTCACCATTGCCGGTGTGAATTCCGTACACCAGATCACAAAAGATACCACCGGGCAACCGCAGGTATTCCGTGTTCTGGCTGTTAGCGGAACTACCGTAACAATCTCTCCAAAGATTCTCCCTGTTGAAAATACCGATGTTGCGAGTCGTCCATATGCAAACGTCGATGCCAAACCGGCAGCATCAGCAGCAATCACCATTCTCAACAAGAACGCAGCACCTGCTAACCTGTTCTGGGCTGATGGTTCTGTTGAGCTGATGTACGGCAAACTGGCGTTCCCGACTGGTCAGGGTCCACAGGTAATGACAGCAACCACCGAGCAGGGCGCTACGCTGATCATGTCTTACGCCTTCGACCACATCAAAGGCGTAACCACTGCTCGTTTCACCACTCTGTACGGTTGCTCTGTACTTGTTCCTGAATATACGGGCATCGTTATTGCCGGGCAGTAATTTTGGTGGGGCTTCGGCCCCATTTTTATTGGGAGAAGACAATGGCACGAACAATGCTCTATAAGTCGGGCAACATGATCACCTGTGGTCAGTTTGCTGTCGATTACATCATTGTTGATGACGAAGAAGTTAAATCTCACCTGAAAAAAGGCTGGGTAAAAACCCCTGAAGAAACCGCAACGAAGCAAAAAGTGGCTAAGGCGGAAGAAGATGGCGAAAACGAAGGGTGATCTCGTTCTTAAGGCTTTACGAAAAGCTGGGCTGTATTCCAATGCCACGTTGACAGATGCTGACCCTCAGGCAATTGAAGATGCCATTAATGACCTCGAAGACATGATGGCAGCATGGCAGGCTAAAGGTATCGAGCTTGGGTATCAGTTTGCTGATACAGAAAACGGCATCATGCCGTTACCTGACGATGATTCAGGTATCCCTGCATGGGCAAATGATGGCGTCGCTTTGAAACTCGCTGTGCAAGTGTGCATGGATAACGTCATTCAGCCGTCAGACGCTCTCCTTACCGCTGCTGACAGTGCATATCAGACAATCTGTATCGCTTTAACCAAAATACCACCACTTGAGCGGCGAAATGACATGCCTCGCGGTAGTGGTAACAAAAGCGCGTTTACGGGGAATCTGTTTTACATCGAGAAAGATGATCCGAGTACGTGAGGTGAATAAATGCCGATTCAGCAACTTCCGCTTATGAAAGGTGTCGGCAAAGACTTTAGAAACGCCGACTATATCGACTATCTGCCAGTGAATATGTTGGCTACACCCAAAGAAATCCTGAACAGCAGCGGATATCTTCGCTCATTCCCGGGCATTGCCAAACGTTCTGATGTGAACGGCGTATCGCGCGGAGTTGAGTACAACATGGCGCAGAGTGCTGTTTATCGCGTGTGTGGCGGCAAGCTGTACAAAGGAGAAAGTGAAGTCGGTGATGTTGCCGGAAGTGGTCGTGTATCAATGGCGCATGGTCGGACATCTCAGGCTGTAGGCGTTAATGGCCAACTGGTCGAGTATCGTTATGATGGCACGGTTAAAAGAGTCTCAAACTGGCCTACAGACAGCGGATTCACGCAGTATGAGTTAGGTTCTGTTCGTGACATTACGCGCTTACGCGGGCGTTATGCGTGGTCAAAAGACGGCACTGATTCATGGTTTATCACTGACCTTGAAGACGAATCGCACCCTGACAGATACAGCGCACAATATCGCGCAGAATCGCAGCCTGACGGCATCATCGGCATCGGAACATGGCGAGACTTCATCGTCTGCTTTGGTTCATCGACGATTGAATATTTTTCCTTGACTGGTGCAACCACTGTTGGTGCCGCTTTGTATGTCGCACAGCCATCGCTGATGGTGCAGAAAGGCATTGCCGGAACTTACTGCAAAACGCCGTTTGCTGATTCGTATGCGTTCATCAGCAATCCGGCAACGGGTGCGCCGTCTGTATACATCATCGGCTCAGGTCAGGCATCACCAATCGCCAGCGCGAGCATTGAGAAAATCCTCCGCTCCTACACTGCTGATGAACTGGCTGATGGTGTGATGGAATCGCTGCGGTTTGATGCTCATGAGTTGCTGATTATCCACCTTCCGCGCCATGTTCTCGTGTACGACGCATCTTCAAGCGCCAATGGTCCGCAATGGTGTGTGTTGAAAACTGGCCTGTATGACGATGTGTACCGCGCTATCGACTTCATTTACGAAGGCAATCAGATAACGTGCGGCGATAAGCTGGAGTCCGTGACCGGGAAATTGCAATTCGATATATCTTCACAATACGAAAAACAACAAGAGCATATTTTATATTCCCCTCTAATAAAGGCAGATAACGCTTTAATAAATGACCTTGAATTAGAAACATCGGGCGGCGTGTGTGATAGAATAGATAAAATATTTATATCAGCCACTACAGATGGAATTAGTTACGGTCGTGAGCAAATGGTCGTATTACAAAAACCATTTGTATATGACAATCGCGTTTTATGGCGAAAGGTTGGTCGAGTTAGACGCCTCATTGGATTTAAATTCAGGGTTATTGCAAAAGGTCCTGTCACATTATCAGGCCTTTCTATTCGTGTAACATAAATCGAAACTCAAGGAGTAGATATGTTAAGTGAAAACGCAAAAGATATCGAAGGATATGAAGGACTGTACGCCATCACTAATGATGGTAGAGTTTACTCGCATTCAAGAGTAAATTTGAGGGGACGTCTTATTAAGGGTAGGTGGCTGAAGCATAATCATAACGTAAATGGATATAAGTATGTGTGTTTATATAAGGATGGCGTAAAAAAGAACATACTAATACATAAGCTTGTTGCATCTCACTTTGTTGGTGGATTTGCTGAAGGGTTACAGGTAAATCATATAGATGGTGATAAATATAATAATAACTATCTAAATCTTGAATGGGTTACTCCATCAGGAAATATCTCACACTCATATGGATTGGAGTCGAGAGGTAATGTAAAAGGAGAAAGGAATGGTAATTCTAAAATATCTAATGATGATGTCATAAAGATAAAAGAAATGGTTGCCAATGGATTTCCTCAGTGTGAAGTTGCTAAATTATTTGGAATTCACAATTCAAAGGTTAGTAGAATTGTAAATGGCAAGGCATGGAGGCATGTTAATGGCTGATTCGAATCTCAATGTGCCGGTAATCATTCAGGCTACACGGCTCGACACATCAGTCCTTCCACGCAATATCTTCTCGCAGTCGTATCTGCTTTACGTTATCGCACAGGGCACTGATGTTGGTAACGTGGCTAACAAGGCCAACGAGGCCGGACAGGGCGCTTATGATGCACAGGTCAGGAACGATGAGCAGGATGTGATTCTCGCTGACCATGAGCAGCGAATTTCTGTTGCGGAAGCAACGCTTGTTAATCATGAGGAGCGAATCAGCCAGGCAGAATCAACTCTTCAGGAACATGAAACACGAATCACTCAGAATGAAAGCGATATTGCGTCGCTTGATACCAGAGTTCAGTCGCTGGAGTCGCAGGTTTCAGACCATGAAACGCGCATCGATGCTCTGGAGTATGCCACTGCTCGCAAGAAGTCAGAGGTTGTTTACTCTGGCGTATCAGTAACCATCCCGATAGCGCCGACCAACCTTGTTAGCCTGCTGAAAACGCTCACGCCGTCATCCGGAACGTTGGCACCATTCTTCGACACCGTTAACAACAAGATGGTTGTGTTCAACGAGAACAAAACCTTGTTCTTCAAGCTGTCGATTGTCGGGACGTGGCCCAGCGGAACCGCCAACAGATCAATGCAGCTAACCTTTTCCGGCTCTGTTCCTGACACGTTGGTCAGCAGTCGTAATGCGGCGACAACAACCGATAACATCCTGTTAGCTACGTTCTTCAGCGTGGATAAAGACGGCTTTCTTGCCTCAAATGGCAGCACGTTAACCATTCAGTCGAATGGTGCGGCGTTTACTGCCACAACCATCAAAATCATTGCGGAGCAGTGATGGAAATAAAGCTCATCGATAATCCGGTGAAGCTTGCAGAATTCCTCAACAACCCAGCAAATACGGGAAATATCGTAGATAGTGGAGACAAATACTACATCAAGCCTGATGCGGTATACCTCGGCATCTACGAAGGACTGATGCTAGTCGGAGTGCATGAAGTGCGTAACTTCTGGCATAGCGTTGTTGAATGCCATGCGGTGTATGACCCAGGATTCCGTGGAGAATATGCACTGCAAGGGCATCGATTATTCTGCAAATGGCTTCTCGAAAACTCACCATTCCTTAACAGCATCACCATGGTTCCTGACACCACGAAATACGGACGGGCAATTATCCGTTTGCTTGGCGCTACCCGTGTTGGTCACCTTGATGATGCTTATACCAGCAGTGGAAAGCCTGTAGGCATCACGATTTATCAGTTACCGCGCTCAAAATACGAGGAGTTAACGAATGTTAATTTTCCAGATTGCCAATAAGCACCTCAGCAAAACTGTTTACTGCAAAGGTGGCAGTGATGGCGGTTCAAAGGCCCAGGCACGCGCAACTGAAAAGGGCATCGAATTGCAGCGCGAAATGTGGCAAACGAACATGCAAAACCTTGCACCGTTCACGCCACTTGCTCAGCAGTACGTATCACAGTTGCAGAATCTTTCCTCTCTTCAGGGGCAAGGTCAGGCGCTTAACCAGTATTACAACTCCCAGCAGTACAAAGACCTTGCTGGACAGGCGCGTTACCAGAGTCTGGCAGCAGCAGAGGCAACTGGTGGATTAGGCTCTACAGCAACAGGAAACCAGTTGGCAGCAATCGCACCTACACTCGGTCAAAACTGGCTGTCAGGTCAGATGAACAACTACAACAATCTGGCAAATATCGGCCTTGGTGCTCTTACAGGTCAGGCAAATGCCGGACAGAACTACGCTAACAACGTCAGCCAATTGTATCAACAGCAGGCGGCAGCATCTGCGGCTAATGCTAACCGACCATCAGGACTGCAATCAGCCTTGGGAGGTGCCATGAGCGGTGCGGCATCAGGGGCGATGATTGGCTCTGTGGTGCCAGGAATAGGTACGGCTGTTGGCGCTATTGGTGGCGGCATTATCGGTGGTCTTGGATCATTATTTTAAGGTGGGAATATGGCTACTTGGCAACAAGGAATCAACTCAGGCGGTTTTCTTGCTGGTATCGGTGGGCAAAACTCAAATGCGCCAAAGGCAAGTGATGTAAGTGAGGCGTTGGCCTATATTCGCCAGAACAACGAAATGGAGCGTTCAGGTCGCAATAACATCGGCCTTCAGGCGTTGCAGGGACTGGGTAGTGTCGCTCAAACATATCAAGCCGCAAAGCAACAGGAAGCGGATGCTGCATTCCAAAAAGAATATGCGGCAGCCATCCAGTCAGGTGATCGGCAGCAGGTTCGAGATCTGATGACCAAATATCCTGGTCAATTAGAGAAGATTCAGTCTGGTATGAAGTGGGCAGACGAAGACCAGCGCAATTCTATTGGCACCTTAGCGGCTGGCGCACGCCTTGCGTCATCGTCTCCAGAAGCAATGCAATCATGGCTGCAAAACAACGCCGGTGAGTTAGCTCGTGTTGGCGTTAATCCTCATGACGTCGCTCAGATGTACCAACAGAACCCGCGGCAGTTCGGCGAATTTGTCGATCACCTGGGGATGAACAGTCTCGGGCCCGAAAAATACTTTGACCTACAGGATAAAATGCAGGGTCGCCAGGTTACCATGCGCGGTCAGGATCTGGATTCGCAAACCGCCGCTCGGAATCAGGCAATCACAATGCGCGGGCAAGATATCCAGGCGAATTTAGGTCAGCAGCGCATTAATCTGGACGCAGAAACAAACCGCATTAACAACGAAAATAAGCGCCTTGACCGGATGCTATCAGCAGAAACTAACGACCTGAAGCGCCAGGAAATACAGAGCCGCATAGCAGCCAACAACCAGCAGTTGCAGCAGAAGCAGCAAGCGCTAAATGATGGCTACAAAGACGGCATCAACACCCTCACAACCAGCATGTTCACTCTGAACGATATCGTTAGTTCTCCTTCACTTAAGAGCATTACAGGCTTACGTGGAGTAATCCCCAACGTTCCAGGCTCACAGGCTGCAGACACTCAGGCACGACTTGATACCTTTAAATCCCAAGCATACCTGACAGCGGTTCAGGCCATGCGAGGCATGGGCGCACTTTCTGATGCCGAGGGCAAAAAGCTCGACCAGGCTGTTGGTTCGCTGCAGAACTCGCAGAGCGAGGAGTCATTTCGTCGCAACGCTGGCGTCATCCTGAACACGCTCAACCAGAAGCGTAATGAGGCGGTTGGTAAGTACGTTCAGCAAAACGGTATCAAGCGAGTGGAAGCGCCTAAGGCTTCTATAGATTACCTGAAGCAGCACCCCGAGCTGTCAATCGACTTCATTAATCGCTACGGATATCTTCCATCTTTGGGGCAGTAAATGGCTAATTACCGTGATTTGTTAGAGCAGGCTGGCGCACGTTACGGTGTGCCAGAAGGGTTGATGACTGCACTGGGTGCCAAGGAGTCTTCTTACAACCCTGCCGCAGTAAGCTCCGCCGGGGCTGTAGGATTGACTCAGGTCATGCCTGGGACATGGCGTGATATGGGTTATACCGATGAGCAAATGCAAAACCCAGAATATCAGGCTGACGCTGGCGCGCGCTATCTGGCAAAGATGTACCAGCAGTTTGGTAACTGGCGTGACGCTCTTCAGGCTTATCACGACGGTCCCGGCAACGTTATGAAGGCAAAGCGTGGTGAATATACGCCAGGACCTGAAGGCCGCGGTTACGTTGATGATCGCTTTGCTCAATGGGCGGGTGACCCGGTAACAGACTCAACAGTCGAACAGCGCGCCACCTCTGCAAAGGTACATCCTCAGCAAGACCCTAACAACCCGTTTGCACAACTGGAAGCACAGTCATCCGAACAAGTATCGGCATCAGGCGTGCAGTCAGACCCAAATAATCCATTTGCTCAGATTGAGCAGCAGGCAGCCAGTCAGCAGCCACCTCAACCCGTAAGTTCTGTCGCACCGAAACCTGTTCAGCAGCAAGGCGGAATAATGTATGACCTTGGTAATGGACTTGCTGAAACCGGGCGCGGCTTACTACAGGCAGGAATCAACGTAGCGAACATACCTGCTGAACTCACTGATGCTGTAACAAGCGCGGCGGCTTGGGCTGGCGGTAAACTCGGCATTGGCGATGGTACATATCAACCAGCACCACGAGTAACAACGCAGGGATTAGAGCAGGACTTTGGCCTTCAGCAAGGCGCGCTGACTCCACAAACGACAGAGGGAAGGGTATTTGCTGAAGCATTACCTTACCTCACTCCTGCTGGCGTTGAGAGAGCGGCAACACAGGCACCAACACTTGCTGGTCGAATTGCTCAGGGGGCAACTCGCCTTCTAGCAGAAAACGCAGTTGGATCACTTGCTGCAAACAGTGCGAAAGATGATGCGGAAGCACTCGCCACCGATTTAGGCGTTGGTGTGCTGGCTGGCGGTGCTATTAACGCTGCCGGACGTGGATTAGGTGCTGCTTATCGTGGTGTTCGTGGTTCGATAGCACCAGAAGCTCAACAGGCTATCAGGTTTGCAGAGCGTGAAGGAGTTCCTCTGCACACCACAGACCTGTTACAGCCTACTTCCCGCGTCGGAAAAATGGCGCAGACTACAGCAGAAAATATCCCTCTGGCTGGCACAAGCGGAATGAGAGCAACGCAACAGGAAGCGAGAAGCCAGTTGGTGCAGAGATTTGCTGATAAATTCGGTGAGTATGACCCATCTGTTGTTATTGACAGCCTTAAAGCGAAAACATCAGGAATTCGTCGTGCCGCCGGTAATCGACTGGAGCAGGTTCAGAATGCTATGGCTGGAGTAAACATTCAGCCTGCGCGAGCAATTCAGCAGATTGATACAGAAATATCTAATCTGCAGAAGCTTGGTAAGGTAGCTGATAACGAGACAATTTCAAAACTTCAGTCATATCGTGATGAGCTTGTTCGCAATGCTGGCCCTGATGGTCCGGTTAATCTGGATTTGAAGCAATTAAGCGATCTGCGCAGCCAGTTCAGAATGGACGTGAAGGGGGAGCGACCAGTGTTACCAAACCGTTCCGATGCCGCCATTCAACGTGTCTACAAGGCGATGACCGACGATATCAATGGTGCCATTGGTCAGAATCTTGGCAACGATACTCTCCGTAAATATCAGCAGGCCAATGCCGTCTACGCTGACGAAGCGGCGAAACTAAAGAATACCAGGCTGAAGAATGTTCTCATGAAAGGAGACCTGACGCCGGAAGTTGTCAACAACATGCTATTCAGCAAGAACAAATCGGAAATTAAGACGCTGTATAACTCAGTTGGTCGTGTTGGCAGGGCGCAAATGCGCAATGGCATCATTGGAAAGGCGATGGAGAAATCTGGCGGATCCCCTGACCAGTTCCTTCGGCAGCTTAACATCCTGCAAAACCAGACTGGCATCACATTTAAGGGGCAGGACGCTGCTTATCTGAAAGGATTAAAAAACTACCTGCAATCCACGCAGCAGGCTGCAAAAGCGGCAGTAACAACACCCACAGGGCAGCAAACTATCCCGTTCATTATTGGGTATGGGACGGCAATGAACCCGGCGACAACTGGCGCAGCAGTAAGCTACGGACTTCTTACTCGCGCCTATGAGAGCGAGCCATTCAGAAATGCAATGCTCCGAATGGCAAACACCCCACGCGGATCAACAGCCTTTGAGAAAGCAATGCAGCAGGCACAAAATGCAATTAACGCTCTGACGCAGGGGGCTAAGTCTGATGCGTTGTCAGAATAGCTTTGCAAATACCAGGAAAGTGCAAAAACCAAATATGTAGAATGCAATATTCATCATATCTCTTTGCATAAATCCTCCGTAATGGATGGTTAGTTGCTGTCTTTTTTATATAGCTCCTTGAGCGTATCAAAGACAATTTTCTTAACCATATCAGATTGTTGTTCTGCCATACGCTCTGCATCGTCAATGTAAACTGATGCAGAGCTTTGTTTAGTCAATGATTCTTCAATCGCTGCAATTATCTCAGAGTTCAGCGACCTGTTATTCATCTTCGCGCGCTGTTTAATTTTCTCGTGGAGTTCATGCGGAAGTCTCAAGTGAAACTGCGCCTCGTCGTATTTGCTGTACATCCTTGATGCCTCACCAGTTGGGTGGAATGGCATCGTAACCTACTGGATAAATACTCAATAGTACCATTTCGGTATGCAATCACATCATGGTTGCATCATATCATTCGTTTGGAGTAATGAAATGTCAGATATCACCGCAAATGTTGTGGTAAGCATGCCTTCGCAACTCTTCACTATGGCTCGTTCTTTTAAAGCGGTAGCCAATGGCAAAATTTATATAGGAAAAATTGACACTGACCCGGTAAATCCTGAAAACCAGATTCAGGTTTATGTGGAGAACGAAGACGGCTCTCACGTTCCTGTTTCGCAACCAATCATCATTAACGCTGCTGGTTATCCTGTATATAACGGACAGATTGCCAAATTCGTAACTGTACAAGGCCATTCTATGGCTGTTTATGATGCGTATGGTTCCCAGCAGTTCTATTTTCCTAATGTGCTGAAGTATGACCCTGACCAATTAAGACAAGAGCTAGCGGGTCCAAATGGATATCTTCTAATCCCATCGATGGATCAGCATATTAAAATTCAGCAGTGGAGAGAAGAGGGTGACATTCGCGGATGGGGTGCTATTGATGGAGAGTTCAACGATGCTGCTGTATCCGCTGCATTAGACTCTGAATCTCCTAGCGTTAAACTTGGTGGCGTCGGATTCGTTTCAAAACTTCGCTCACCTATTAACCACAAAAGTAATAAAGTGATGCATAGCGGGTCATTAAACTTTCAATTTGATGGCGGAACTCAGCAAGAGAAATCCGGGATACTTATGGCTAACATCTCCAACGCCAAAGTGATTGATGTTGATATAACAGGCACCCTGGATGGAGGAATTCGTGGGTACGGTGGCAGCAATATCGTTATAGACGGCGTGAATGTTCACGATATTGGAATTTCAACGCTATCCGGTGAGTGCGGCATAGGAATATGGTTCGGTGATTATGCAAACTACGATGTACAGACGGATGGGCTGTTAATTCAAAATTGTAATATCAAAAATATTGGAGGTGTAGGGATACAGCGTGGGGATGGCATCCTGGTTTATAACGCGAAAAATTTCAAGGTAAGGTATAACACCATCATTACAACCAATAGGATGGCTATTGCAGCTGGAAGTGATACTAGGCAGTTTGAGATTCATGGAAACTACATAGGTGATACGCTATTAGCTGGTATAGATATTGAGCCTGACGAAGGTTACACTGCTTCAAATTTCAAGATATACAATAACAATATTATCGGATTTGCTGCACGATACTTCACTCAAGGATCTGGTGTTGGTCAAACCTTTGGTATAGATACTCATGCTAATACCTCATATGGCAAAGTGTATAAAAACACATTGTCTGCAGGACAGTATGGAACAGAAGCATTTCATATAGGAAACCATGCGGATGAGATTGAAGTTACGGATAACAACCTGATTGGCGGTGCTGTTGTAATCCCATTATTCATCAAGACATATGATGGTAGTGGTAGTAAACACATCAAAATAAACCGCAACAGGGCAAAAGGGACGTGTAAGTCATTTGCAGATGTAGCCATGTCTGAAGATGTTTATATTTCTGAAAATGTATTCTCTGGCAATAGTTCTAATGATAGTTATTTCCTGAGAGCGTCAACAATAGCAGGGCTTAATGTTGACTACAACCGGTCAAGCAACACAACCAATTTCATCAAGTCTGGTGACGCTGGAAACACGTCAAGCGTGAAGGTCACTAATAATAACGCTTCTACCCTTTCAGATGGTATAGACATGCTAACGTCGGGTTCCATGACTGGTTTTATTGCTTCTGGCAACACTATTTTATGTCCAGCATCCAACAAAGGAATTTCACTGGAAGTAGCAGGTTCAGGTTCTATTTCAGACATTAGTCTCCGTGGCAACATAATTTATAATGCTACAACCAAAATATATGTATCACCAGCTGCCACGGGATGGGATATGTTAACCAAAAATACCAGGTTTGATCTGTCTGGAGTTCAAAATGGCACTCAGCTATTTGAACTATCAAGAAATAGAGTTACACAGTTTCTTAACAATGCTTGGTATGATGGCTAGGCGACCTGCGATACCACAAATTTAATGGTATCGCAGTTTTTCATCTTATTTTTGATATGAGCTTTCTGGCTAGTTTTTGTGATGGAATCTCAATTGTTTCATACATTATTCTTGCCGCAAAAACTGTAATCAAAATGATGACTGAGAACTTAGTAAATCCATCCTGCCAAAAAACAACAAAATATTTTTGGCTTAATAATTCGATAATTATTGGGTGTATTAGATATATTGAGAATGACATTGCTCCAATTTTTACAAGACTTGGAAATTCAAAAGAAACCCCAGACTTCTCCAGTAGTGACAAAGAGGTTACAAGACCAAAGCAAGGTATCGCCCACTGCATTTCACCCATCCACATTGAAGGTGATAGCATCCCCCAGACTGATATTACGGCAACTATCGGAGCTAACATTTTAATTGCTTTGTTTAAAAGTTTGTTGTTGGTTTTTGTATTGCTATAAATAAACTCAGCAAGCATCCCTAATATAAAGTTTATTATTATTGGGTTTGTTATGAAAATAATACTTGCAAATATTCCACCGCCATCAAATGCTCTTGTGTGTGGATTTACCCCAATCGATCCAAATAAATAATAATTGCCAAATATAATTAGTGATGACAGGATCAATGAACATATTACCGCTCTATATTTTTGGCTTAATGACATTGATACAAGAAAGCAAAAATAAAAGAACAACTCATAACTAAGTGTCCACGCAACTAAGAGTATACTATACCCGTAATATGGACCTGCGGCGTGCGAGTTTAATGGTATAAGTATTAATGATTTTACTACATCCATTAATCTATAATTTTCATTCAATAAAAAAGCAGTATTGCAAAAGAAAATATGTATGGAGGATATATTCTAAGTAATCTTTTAATGCTAAATTCTAAAGGCGACTCTTTCCTTCTTGTTGATAGTGATATAATGAATCCGCTTATCACAAAAAAAGGTATACACCTACTTCTCCATTTGAAAACATTAAGTCTCCAAGATTTTTTTGCTCATAAACAGATAAGTTGTATCTTATGTGAAATGCAACAACAATTAATGCTGCAATACCGCGCATTATTTGTATTGAATTTAGCCTAGTGGCTACCAT